AGTTATTGTCTACTTCTACAGATTCTCCATCAGAGAAGTTTGTTCTTATTAATACTTTGTAATATCTTTCTGGTTCTAGGCCGTTCATATACAAATTAAAATAACTACTTGTTGCATCACAACTAATCTTTGTATACGAAGTATCAAAATCAATTACCATATCTTCTGTCTTAGCATCCTGAATTGCCCAATAAGATGTTTGAGGAAGAGCTTTATTGGTAGTATATAATGATGATGTAGTAAATACCCTTTGAGGATATTTGTCTCTAGCATTAATCATCATCTTATATTTACCTGTTCCGTATTTATATTCGTTTAAGTTATTTCCCAACGTAATTACATTATTAGTATTGTTTATTACGCTTAGACTTCCTGTAATAAAAGAACTATCATCCCATCTAATTTCTAATGACGGAGGATATATTGTATGAGTATCTACAGAGAAGAAGCTTAAAGCTATATAACTTCCTGAATTGTTTTCAACTGCATTAGGATGCTTCAGGATAAAACCTGCATTCCTTGATCCACTAAACCAGTTTGATACAATAGAAGTTACATTAACATTGATATCTTTATCATCTTTATAACTGAATGACTGGCTTACAGATGAAGTTGTCCAAGAACCACCACCAGGAGTTAAAAAGTAAGAACTTCCTGCACCACCTGCCCAGCTAGCACTAGTTGTAGCAAATGATGAAGTACTATACCAACAAACACCGTTTCTTGTTTGAGGATCATCGGCAGCTTTTCCTGTACCCATATCCCAAGATTGAGATACCTGTCTAATTTCAACACTATAAGTTGTATTTAAATTCTCAGCATTTGCCAGATATAGTCTTAGGTATGTTTTCCATGATCCTGTTGCATACGACTGAAGAGTATCTAGATCTGAATCTTCAAATAAGATTAAAGATCTTCTAAGATCATCTGCAAGAATAGGCTCTGAAGGGACAGGATCTACAAAAAAGTTTGTAGGGTTAGGTGAATTTTTTACAGCAACTTCTAATATTTCATCAAGGCCTGCATTTGCTGCTGGCTTCTTTGAATATATTGAAGCGTCTGCTGTAGGGAATATTTTATATACTGCCATTGTTTTTCTTTTATAATGTTACTACACGACCTTGTATATCTGTATTAGGGAACTTTACTTCGAATATAGAAGGATCTAGTGAAGGATAAATTACACCATTTAAAGTACCTGCTGAAATATCATAAGAGTACTTAGAATAGCCATTTGCTTCTCCTGATTTATTTACAATGTTAACAGACTTAACTGTTTGAACTCCTTCAATAGTATCTAATAAAGAATATATATCTCCTAAAATAATTGGTTCGTTAACTTGCCAATTGTCTACAGCAAAAAAGTCTTGTAGAGCTAAAATAGATCTAGCAACTACATCTTGGCTAGTATAGTTTGGTCTAATAATGATATCAAAATTACAACCGATGTTTATAATATATGCAGGTTTGATAGCTACAGAATCAGTAAGCATTCTATAATCTTTCAAATATGTTTGTATGTTTTGAAGTAGAGCAGGTGAAGGATCTGCTAAATTACCGTTAGCATCTAAACCTAAAACATAAAGACTTACCAACAAAGGATCATATTGACTAGTGTTTGCTAACATATAATTTCTAAATGTAGCATCATCTTTTGTAACATACGCTTTAGACACTTTACCATATCTACTAGGCATACTTAATGTTCTAGCTAGATAGTCTTCTTGAGTAACAGCTCTTAACTGTGTAGGGAACTCTGAAGCTATGTTTAGTCTAAGCTCCTCTATAGTATCACCGTCTCCACCACCTTTGGCAGGATCAGGGTTATTTACAGCAATAGTATTTTGAAATCCTGTATTTCCTGATACAGTATATGAAACAATCTGAGTTAATTGGTTGGATAATACGTTTGCTGTGGCACCACCACCTACCAAGTATTGGAATGTAACTGTTGTATTCTTTGGAGCTAATCCATAAGTTTGTGTAGTTACAAAATTAGTCGGATCAAATGAACTAGAGAGCGTACTAAGACCCCCACCTGTTAAACCAACGCTTACAGCATTAGGATTAGGAAGAACAGCGGTATCTGCTACTGAATTTATACCTGAACCAAATTCAATATCTAATGTTCCGTCTGTTTTAAATCTTGATACAAACCTTCTTGGAACTTGTAACTTTTGAATCATGTATGGAACTTGATTCTGATATTGATACAAGCTAGGATAGTTAATAGCAGTGTTCTCAACAGGCTTTAATATATAATCTTGTGCCAAATAAGGTACTTCATACCAAGTATTACCATTTGAATCCTTAGCATCAAGAATTGTTATAATTGAATTATCTTGAATAGATACCGTACTAAATCTTTGAGCAGCCCCAAATGTAAAAGATTGTGTTTTAACTTGGCCTGATATTGCTTGAACTGTTTTCTTTAGTAAGTAAGATGTAGGTATATTAGAACCATCTACGGTATAAACTTCAACTGTTGTTGGGTCTAAAGAGGATGAAGTTGTAAAGTCAACCTTTTGAGGAACATAAAACAAAACAGAACTATCAACATTAGACTTTACTTGCATACCTTGCTCTATAGTCATTGCATAACCGAAATCAGGAATGACAGAACTTCCTGAACTAACAGCTGGTAGTTGTTGATAAACATCTATATTTACAATCGCAGCTGATGTAACTTTTGGTCTATAACCTAACATATAGGCCATAGTGTATAAGTTATCTTTTTGTTTTGCGTACTGTAAGAAAGTCTCTTGAAGTTGATTATCAAGATAAAAGGAAAGCACATCTCCTACATAAGAAGCCATTTCAATAAACATGCTACCAGGTGACGCCTGAGTAAAATCATTATATACTGTAGGATAATAAGACTTGGCGTACTCAATCAAATCTTGTTTGAATGTAGTAAAGTCTTTATTCAGATATTTAACATCTATTTGATCTGGCATTTTTACATGTTTTGAATAGTCAGTGTAACAGAATCATTTTCATTTGATCTTAATAGTCTATAACTGAATTTTATGTTTATAATATTATAATCTGGTTGACCTGTTACGTCTAGATTTATAATCTGTACGTTAGGGAAGTTGTTTTCAATTTGTGTCTTTAATGACTGTTGGATGTCATCAAAGGTATCTATATCGATTTGTTCAAATAGCCTAGCTCTTAATCCGGCTCCAAAATTAGGATTGAATGGTCTTTCTCTTGGGTCTGTCAATAAGAAGTTAATTAGGTTATATTTGGTCTGATCTTTAGTTGTATATACGGTTTGAAATACGTTTGTAGAAGAAAAAGGGAGTGATACTCCAATTCCGGTTGAAGGTTTTAAGTCTACTACTGATATTTTCTTTAGTCCGTATGCCATTAGATTTGTCCTTGTGCTTTAAGTTTTCCCATTAGGGCTGAAAAGTCTGGAACCTCATTGATCTGAACAGCATCGATATTAGAGCTTGGTCTAGCCGATCCTAACATTCCTTGGACTGATCCAACTTTAACTTGATTAGGGTTTGGTTGAAAACCTAGTGCTGGATGAACATCTTGAGTTGTCATAGAAAAATCCTCGTTCAGCATGGTTTTGGCAGTATCATTCAAGAATGCTGCCATTGGATTATGGTTGCTGAATTTAATTTGAGGTTTGGACGCCTGAGTGTTTAATGTTCCAGGTATCTTACTTTTAACTTGTTCTTGAAGGCTTTTTTTCTGGTCAACCATTACTGGAGAAGAATACTCTTTTAATAGTTTAGGAAGCTCTTCTTTAAGAACAGCTCTAAGTTCTTCACGAATTAACTTTCTTAGTGCTTCAGACTGTGACATATCTTATAAATATTATTTTTACGAGTTTACAAAACCTATATTATATTAGATGTAAACCTTCCCAGAGGATCAGCTCCGTCTAAGTTGGTCTTTAGTTTGCTAGATTCTTTTGCCATCATAGCCTGTACCTTTTTACGAAGAGCCCTTCCACCAGGTAGATTGTTTACAAAGGTCGTCAGACCTAGTTCGTCAGTTTGTTCTTTAATACTCTGTATATCCTGGGTATTTACTACTACATCCTCAAGACTTAGATCTTCATCTCCTAAGAACCTTAATGATTCTAGGACAGTTAAAGTATCTTCTGATGATATTGATCCCAGATTAAAGGTAACTAGACCTTTTGATACCAACAAGGTTTTAACTTCATTTACTATAATTAGATCTAAAGAAGCAAACGTAGGAGTAGATTGAGCTGCTATATATCCTTGACTGTTCCTAGCAACACCAAATCTTCTTTTTAAACTTATACCCTCATCAGTTACCTCTTCTGTAACTATTTCTATAGTGTATTCACCAAATTGCCTATCTATTTTTTGGCCTGATGTATTATATTTGTCTAAGAAGTCTTGGAGTTCTGCTCTTGTTGAATTAAGATTATTTATTAGATCATCTATTTCTTGCCCTAGCTCTGGATTGCATGACTCTAGGTTTAGTTTAATTAAATTTAATTTATATATGATATCTTGAATACCAACAAGGATTGTAGTTACACAAATTGCCATTAAATTAAGAACTGCATTTATCTGATTTAGTCTCTTAATAAGCCTCTTTTCTCCTTGTTCTTTTAAAACAGACTGGTAAATATCACTAAACTTGGTAGTTACTCCTGTAGTAGTAGATATATTTGGTATAGGAAGTGCTATAAAGAAAGTCTTTATTACATTATATATTTTAATTAATATGATACATATTTTAATTATAACTCTCCCTACATTAATATAACCTAATAGTTTTCTTCCTATATTATTAATATTATTAGCACTATTTATAATTTGTTTTATCAGAGGTAAGAACCTTGGAATATCAATAATTTTAGTCAACCTCGCTATTTGTTCTTGAACTCCTCCATCTGTAATAGTGTTGGCAAAGTTAAGAAAAGAAGCAGGAGAATTAAGTGCTATGATTGCAATACAATACGCTTTTACCTTTTCTATTAGTCTTAATAGTTTTTGTACTTCTGCTTGATTAATACTATTTATGTTTTGGTATTGGTTAAATTTACCTAATACATCTTGAAGAAATCCACTGATTGAACTTGCTTGAGGAAATGCTTTATTAAACTCAGGATCGTTTAATCCAGTTTCTGGGCTAAGTACAGTTGAGAATATAGTATTTACTTCTTGTATCAAAGAATACAATCCCAATCTACTTTCTGGGTTATTGAGATCACCATAACTATTATAGTAACCATCAATTAGTTTTTGCACTTCAAATGCTTGTTTTTGTATAAACCATTTTGATCTAACTAAAGAACTGCCTGTTGTAGGAGGATTATTAGGATTAAAAGATTCACCTCCAGGTACTTCATTTATAAGATAGTTTATGATATCACAGTAGTTAATGCCAACCAAGTCAGATAGTGTATTTGATATACCTTTATCTAAAGCTTTTTGTATCTTATTCGCTGTAGGATCATTCTGCAATTTAAACTTGCCGTAAAATATCTTATTTATGCTACTCTGTGCACTAATAATAAATTTAGCTATAATACCAATAACTTTTTCCAACCCTTTTGCGGTAGTAGTATTGATATTTAGTTTATCATTTCCTAAATTTATTATGCTTGCCATTATTTAGTAAATGTATTTTTTGACAATATAAAGTTTGATTGTAGTGTCTCAACCAATCTATTAGATTCATCAGCTAGTATTTTACCAGCAGAAGCTATATATTGCATACTAGCACCTAGATCACTTTCTGATGCTTGTGACATCAACATTCCTGCATTTGCAATATTATTCAATAGAACTATAAGTTGTTGATTTAAGTTAGTTCCTAAAATAACAGGCTGTCCTTCAGCTCTAGCATTAGGTCCAAGCTCTACAATAGGAGAATATAATTTTATACCTTCTATTGCGTCAAGATTAATAGTCTTTGTTGATGATAATGAAACAGCTTGTTTTCCAAATAAAAAGATAGCATCTGTTTTAGAGTGTAGTGTAACCCTATCAGATGTTAGAATTAACTGATTACCTTTATATGGAAAAACTGGTTTAAACATTATCTAGTGCTATTTTCGTCTTGGAATTGTGCAGATATAGTTTCATCAGATGTAGGAAGCTGTTGAAGCTTAACTACATTTTGTACTATAGGATTTATACCTACACCAAAAGAGTTAAGAGGAAAAGAGTTAATATCCTCTAAATTAACTTCCTGGGTTGATGTCATCCAGATAGCAGAGCCGTCACGATTTATATCTTCAACAATAGGATCAAAAGGAGTCAAAGTTTTTCTTTGCCCTTGACTGTTTGTTATAATAGTTATGGGACTTCCATTATTTCCTGATTGAGACCAGGTGTTAAAGTCCTTCATTACAGGAACAGTACTACCGAATCTTATAGATTGACCAAACCTCGACTGCATTATAATATCACCTTCAAAAGGCCTAAGATTCTTAACATCTTTTTCTTGAAGAGTATATCCTAAAGGAAGTGAACCAGATGTAGCATTTCCGCTATAACCAGGTTTATTTACATAATTGTTATAATAGTCGGCTAGTTCTTCTAGATTAGGAAAGGCATTGTGGTTTGAAGATCCCCAAAGTGCAAAAGGAGGGAAATAGTATAATTGTTGCTTGTCTGATCCATCATTTAGTTTTCTAGATGGTCCTACTATTATTAGTACAATTTCATTTACAGAAGGGTATTGCTTCAAGAATCCTGACATAGGATACGCCGGTTCTGATACGGCTTGAGACTTGGAAGTAGACAAAGACGAGTACAACAACTCATATCTTATTTTTCCTATATCGTTAGGTGACCCATAATCAGGATCCACCTCTTTTGTATTTCCTTTATACGGTCCTAATACAATAGACTTGACCCTTCCTATTTGGAAGTACTG